AACTTTGGGCCCCCTTCCGATTCGGAAATCCACTTGCCCTTGCTTCCGTTGACGCGGTAAATTTTGAAATTCTCGTTTTTCCCACGCCACAGAACAGGGTAAGCGGGAAAGGGGACACCACCTTTGAGGGCCGAACCTCTGGAAAACAATTATTACCACTTAGAACATTTATAAGTATGCCCAAGCGAAACATCGTACAGATACAACTGCCAGCGGAGCAGCCCGACTGCTGCGCCGAGTGTCCGCTGCTGGGACTGGTGCCGAAGTACGTCGCCCGTCCGAAGAACTCCAAGGAGACGCACGTCTGTTGCGGTACGATGGAGGCCATCACGCAACGAGGCTCGAAGGTACGAGCCAGCCAACGCGACAGCAACCACCCTCTGCACAGACCATGCGACAACCGCTGGCACTCATGGATGCAACTGCCACAGCGCAAGCTCGGCATCACCACCCAGACGTACAACGACTGCCGCATACCTTATGAGAATACACTTCAACTACAAATTAAATTTCACAGATAATATGCCTATTAAACCAGAAAACAAACACCGATACCCCAAGAATTGGAAAGAGATACGAGCCTCTATTCTTGAGCGTGCTCATAATCGCTGCGAGTTCTGCGGTAAGGAAAATCACTCCTACTTCGTGAACGAGAAGACTGGCAAGACGGTGAAGGTGGTGCTCACTATTGCGCACCTCGACCATGAACCCGAACACTGTGAACCTGAGAATCTGCGTGCCCTTTGTCAAGCATGCCACAATAGATATGATGCCAAGCACAGGGCAGAGACAAGAAAACTATCAAAAAAAATAACCTATGGCAAAGACTAAGACCGCACACGCTTACGAACTGGAGCTGTGCAAGATGATCAAGTCGCGCACGGGTGCCGACATGGAATTGTGGCTGCTGCCGCAAGTCAGGGCGACCGCCTCTAATATGGTGATGCTCGACAAGGTGCAAGCCGAACTGGAGAAAGCCGTCCACCTCGTGATCTTCGTGACCGGCTCACAGGGACAGATGAAGAGCGAGGTGTCGCCCCTGCTTCCCCACTACGACAAGATGCAACGCACCCTGCTCATGCAGTTCGAGGCTCTGGGCTTGAACTACTCCACTACCCCAAGCAAGGTGAAGGAAGACACGAAGAAGGGCATGGACGAGGACGATCCAATGGCAAGGTACTATCAAAACACGAAGAAATGACACACGACGACAAACTGAAAGCCTTGCGACTGCTCGAACGCGAGTACCAGGGCACCTTCGATGAGGATGGCGAGAGCCGACTCTACCAGATAGAGCCGCGACTGAATTCCTACTTCGTCGACCTGCTCAACAATAGCGGATGGCACCAGTATGACCCCGACCAGCACAACGCATACGAGATCCTGGGTGCCGTAAAATTTTTACGGCTGCTGCGCACTTACGACGAAGACATCGACACGTTCCGCGACGTGATCTACAAATACGAAGGCACATGGCAGCAGCGCGACGGACTATGGCAGCATGTCGAGGGCGGCTTGCGTCACCCCGGCACCACGGGGCCGATGTACTACCGGCTCCAACCCTTCCAGGTGTTTGTGCTTGCCAGCATGTTCTTGCTGCGGGTGTGGATCAACACCGAAGCCGAAGCCGGAACCCGCGAACTATTGCCAACGGAGCAAGTGCGCGATGGCAGCATCTACGACCTGCGTCGGCTCTGCACCGAGTTCACCTTCTTTACACCCCGTAAGACCGCCAAGACGCAGCTGTCGGCCTTCATCCAGTTCTGGTACTTCATGTCGGGCGACGAGAATGCAGAGTGCTACTGCTGTGCCAACGCCAGCGACCAGGCGAAAATCCTGTTCAGCCGTACCCGCGAACTGATTCACCAGATGGACCCGAAAGAGCGGCGCATCCGCTTCACCGCCTCACAGGTGAACTGGAAGCCGGGGCAGTTCCGCACGGCATCGCTCACCGCCCTGTCAGCCGGTGGTAAGACAAAGGATGGACTCTTTGCCCAGCTCTGTTCGGCCGACGAGTACGGCTCGGCAGCTTACGTCAACGGTTCCTCGGACATGGGCAAGCTGGTGAGCGTGGTCGAGTCGTCGATGGGACCGCGCCGCGAGCCGATGACCTTCATCTCGACCACGGCGGGCATCAACACCACCGGCCCCTTCGTCGATAAGCTCCAGGGCATCCACCAACTGCTCATGCAAGAACTCGACCCCGATGCCGAGCACACCATCAGCGACGACCGCCAGGCCTGTCTGCTCCTGGAGCCCGACGAGTGGGAGCAACAAGATGAGGAGGTGCTGCTCACGTTGAAGGATGTCCGCGCCAAGGTGAACCCCATGCTCGGCATCATCGTGCAGCACTCGTTCTATGAGGATGAAATCGCCAAGGCGCGGCAGAACCCTGAGAAGATGAACGAGGTCATCTGTAAGCTGCTGAATGTCTATAAGGGTGGCCGCGTCACCAAGTGGCTCACCGGCGACCAGGTGCGGCCGCGACAGGTGGCGAAGCGCATCACCGATTGCAAGTACGAGGACGGATGGAACGTGTTCGTCGGCATGGACTTCGGTGGCATCAACGACCTGTGGGCGCAAGTCTACCTGGGCGTGAACTACCGGCAGCAGGAGCCGCAGGGCCGCTTCTTCGCCGACCTCGGTGTGTGGATCACCGAGGCCGCCATGAAGGATAGCTCCAACCGCCAGCTTTACGAGCTATGGGCAGAGCATGGCTGGCTCCACGTCTGCCCCGGCGAGGTGTTTGACCCCGACGCACCCATCAACGACATGATGGCGCTCAACCAGCAGGGCATCAACATGGCCTACTTTGGCTACGACCCCGCGCAGTCGAAGCAGCCCATCAACACCCTCAAGGCATGGCTTCAGTCGCTGGGCATGGACGCGCCGACCATCAAGCGGATGGTGGTGCCGGTCAGTCAGTCGTTCGTTACCATGAACGGGCTCATCAACGAGATAGAATACTTGCTGCTCTCGCCGGAGGGCTTCCTCGAACTGAGCGCTAACCCCATCTGGCCGTGGGTCTTCGGCAACTGCCGCGTTGAGACTTCCACGGCCTCGGAGCTGCGCAAGGTGCTGAAGAGCAGCGACCAGCAGAAGGTAGACCCCGTGCACGCCCTCCTCGATGCCCTCTACTCCTTCGACCTGAGCGAAAGAAATATACAACAATAAAAGGGAAAGAAATGGAGAATTAAGGAAAGAAATTGGAATAATAAGAATAATTTTTTTCTAGATCGGACACGAATTAAACGAATTAAACGAATTAAACAAATTAAACGAATGATGCACGAATATAGTTTTAATGTAGGCGACTTGCTGAAGGTGGAAAAACACATCCTCTATACATGTTCGCCAGCCAATGTAGAAAAGCATTACAAGGATAATCTGCGAGTGGAGTTCCGTTTTTGGAACGGAAAAGATAACTTCTATGTAGTGACAGCCGGTGACGGCATCTCTTTTGTGCTACTGGAGAAGGATGTCGAATTGCAAGAGGCGGCAGAGCCAAAGCCCGCCAACAACTCCCGTCTGCTCGACGAGGACACCTACCAGGCACTGCGGCGGCTGGGCATTCTCGACACCTCTGTCCGCTCCTACAACCGAGGTACCAGCGACTACTCACGGCACATCATCCAGCCGTGGACGATATGGCAGGACTACAACCTTAACCCGTGGGACGCTGATATCGTGAAGCGCATCTTGCGAACCAAGCAGGGCGACTCCCGACGGCTCGACTACGAGAAAATCATCCACATTTGTGAAGAACGTATCAGACAAATCGACATGGAGGGCAAGTAATGGCAAAGACAGACAACAGACCGAAGGAAAAGATGGACCTCGACATCGAGCTGGCCGACAACGGCATCATCCTGCGCGACTCCAACGACGAGGACATCGTGACGCTGGCTCTCTACGGCGACCAGCCCGACAGCAAAGAATACAGGTCGGAGGTGTACCGTGCCATCGGCCAGCGTGTGTACGACTGGCTCCTGGAAGTGGCTATGGCCGAGCACTGCAATCACTGGGTGAGCACCGGTGCACATATCGACATCACCGCCACGCTCACGGGCAGGCCGATGAGATAGTAAGAAGTACAACCGATCATTATTTCGACCACTAATTTATAAAGTAACTATGACAATAGAAGAACTGAAGAAGGTGCCCTTCCACTATGTGGCCCACATGAGCATGGAGAAGGAGCACACGCTGACCTACGAGAGCGAGGACGGGAGGCTCGGCTACTGCGACCACACACCGAAGCGAAAGAACGGCGACTTCGGCCGCACCTACCGCCACTACCGCATCGACAAAAAGGTGTACAAGACCAAAGACAAGTTCATCGAGGCCCTGAAGGACTTCAACCCAAACGTCCTGCCCATCAACCACCGCCCCTATCAGAACCCCGTGGCTCGCATGAAACGCGAACAAGAGGCAAAGCCATCGGCAACCGTCGTTGATATGCCGAGGTGATAGTAAGAAGTACAACCGAAATTATTTCGAACACTAATTTATAAAGGAACTATGAACGAGAAAGAAATCAGAGCCAAATACCAGGCTCGCAAATGTGAGAACCAGATGGAGTTTGACCGACTCATGTCGGAAATGAACACCGAGCAGACCCACCTCAATCATCCGTATTTGGACCGTGAGCGTGAGTTGGCAAAGCAGAAGGAACTGCTGGAGCAGCAGAAGCAGGCCATCAACATTCAGTTGAACGCTATCAAGTTGGAACGGCTCGACCTTGAGCAGAAGCGCAAGGACATCAACCGAGTGTTCCACGACCTCAAGCACGACCTTATCATGCTTAACCCACGCGAGAACTATGCCAAAGCCACCGATTGCGGAGAGGATTAAGGCTCTCGAAACCGCCAACGCACAACTCATTGATAAGATAGACCGCATGAAAGCGCAGGTCAGGCACAATGCCGAGTGCATCCGCAAGCTGAAGAAGCGAGAGGACAAGCAGGACATTGATGCACTTGTCAATGAGGTGCAAGCGGAACGGATGAGACGCTCGGAGCAAAGCCAACGGGACAAGCAGCGGAGCCGTGAGCGTGAAGCTGCCAAGTATCGTGAGGGCATTGACAAGCGCATCGAAGATTGTTTGAGAATGAACGGCAAAATACCATAAGCGTATGAAGATTGACCCATTCCCAGGAACATTGACCGCTCAGATGGTTGACCGACCTTTCACAACGAAACTCGGCAAAGCAGGCTGTCAGCGTGTCAAGGCTTGGGTGCTGACTGACGAGCAAAGGGCATGGCTCTGCAAGTGGTTCCCCGAAGAGGAGAACAGCCGACTGATGAAAGCCAGCGGCATGAGCCATTCCACGTTGCATCGGTTCGCCCGTGAGTTCGGACTGACGAAGAGCCCGAAAGGCTGGAAGCGCATCAAGAAACGGCAAGCGGCTCACATCAAGCGAGTATGCGAGAAGAACGGCTACTATGATAGTCTGCGAGGCCGTCAGCCATCGGAAGCCTGCCGCAAGGCTACCGCCCAGATGTGGCAAGACATCCGAGACGGCAAGCGTGAGCACCCTGCCCGAATCATGAAGCGCACGAACCCTCGCAAATATCGCAAGTGGATGGAGCGCAAGAGCCAAGAGCGCAAAGAGACTATCCGCAAAGAGACTCGCAGGGTACTCTACGGCATGGAGCGCAAGACGCGGTTGAAGTGCATCGTCATGTGTCCCTACACCCGTCGGCAGACCTCCCACCGATATAATGCGCTGAAGCGTGGTTACATCATCATGGAGGATTGCACCGAGCAGGGCGGTGAGCGTTACAACATCTACTACGACAACGAGACGGAACGCGCACCCATCTTCGAGAAGAACCTGTTGAAAGACGGGTTTCGTGTTAAACAATGGATTGATTAAGAATTTTTATATATCATAGATATATCCCGAAAACCAAAGAAAAATAATGCGAAAATAATTTGCGAGATTGAAATAATGTGCTTATCTTTGCCACCGCTTACAATATCACGGGAGTATTGTTCTCCTTGCGGTGGCCTCGCATAAAAGTTGGCCGACAAGTCTTACAGCCAACGACCATGCGTGGTAAAGAGAGGCACTTTGATG